CCAAGAGACTCCCATTTTATATCATTTTTTCCTAATTTGTCAATGATAGCATTTTCTATGTCTAATGGGCCATCGAGGGACTCGATGATAAAATCTGTATGCATTCTATATGCATATATTTTAACTCTAAATTTTTTCATAAATCTCACCTTATTTTTTGATTGTGGCGGAACTGTGTCCCGCCACAAAAATTTGATTATTACGCTCCTGGAGATCCGAAGATACCTCTAGGGTCTGATACTCCAAATGAGTATCTTTCTCTAGCTTTGTATCTAACGTTACCAGTTTCGAAATCACCTTCCATTGCAGTTTTCAATGGAGCTCTGTTGAACATTTTCATGCCGTTTGGCACGTCTGTCAAGATGTAGAAAGCATCTGTATCAGTTAGGTAATTATTCACTCTGTAACCTTGAGGAATCATTCCCATTGAAGCTAATGCGTTTACATCGTTGTCAGCTGTTCCAGTTCTGCCTTGAGATTTCATCAATCTCTCAGCTGTAAACTGAAGCTCAGAAGGAACGATCATTTTCACTCCTCTTGCTGCAACTCTAAGACCTCTCTCGTCAGTCATCTTACCGATATCGATAAGAGATTGCTCTAGAGATGTTTCGTTCAAGTCAGCGCTTGTTGATAGCTCATTTTTAAATGTGCCAGCAATTGTTGGGTGATCGTCAGCCATTAAAGGTTTACCGTCACCAGCCAAGAAAGTTGTGAAACCATTTATTAAAAGGTCAACAGCTTTTACTTGTTTAGCGTTTGACATTGATCTAGCTAAAGCTTTTGTATATCTAGACGCAAGTCTGTCATACAAATTGTCCTCAATCGCTTCTTCAGTGATTGCGAACGCTAAAGCTACTGTCTCGTGAGTGTATCTCGCAGTAAAAGTTTCTTGTGCATCATCGTATGATACGCCAGCACCTTCTGCTTTTACTTGTGCGTTTGCGAAGCCACTTAACATTACTTCCTCTTCGAAAGCTCTGTCAGATGACTCTTCAGTATAAATCTCAGCGTGCTGATTTTCATACCTTTTGTACTCCAGCCCAAATAGTGCATTTAGGCCTGGTTCTAGTTCTTTAACTAGCTGTGCTCTTGATATTGCCATGTCTATATGCTCCTATTATTGCCAACTAACAGCATTAGTTAAGTATTGGTTAAGGTTCTGACATACTACAACAGTATGATTTGCTGCTGTAATATCTTCGTTTTCAGGATCCTCAGCCGATCTTAATAATCGCCATTGGTTGTTTGAATTGTGAATACTCGCTGTTACCAATTGTTTGCTCGATTGTCCAGAAGTGTGGCTTCCTGCGGGAGCTCCTGCTGTAACACCTGCAGTTTTTCCAAAGTTAGCTTGAGCGACTGCGCCGTCAATACCAGCTATGTATAACTGTAAAGGGTTATCGATAACAAATGCAGTGATGTCTTCACTATTTGCTGGAGTAATAGGTTGTGCATAGCTATTCGCAAATGTCGGCTTCAAAGTTGTAGCCGCATTAAAGAATATACCATTTAGCACACCGATTGATTTGTCAGTGATGTTAGCTTCTGCAGTTTTGATGTATCCAACTTTAGACTGTACAACAGTCCCTTGGAACAAGTCAACATTATAACCAGCATCAATGAAGTATTTGCTTTGACCACCATTTGAAATGTTGCTTCCAACAGTTCCAGTTGGGATAAGACCAAAGCCAACAGTGTTTCTATTTGCCATAGTTATTACTCCTTATGTACCTGCCCTCGAAAGGGCCTCCAGTACGGTTTATATTAATCAGTGATATTTAAAATTACTTTTTCGTACCACCG